GAAAACAATTCAGTTTGTGGTCATACTGGTTCTGAGCGTTGCTCTGGGGCTGGCAACAATATTCACGACTAAAGAGGAGTTCTCGTGCGATGACTCTGGTCATCTAGTGGTAGAGGGCGACACACTCTGGGGAATTGCTGAGCAGAAGTGTTCTGGCAATATCCAGAAGGCAACCGATACGGCTATGAAAACTTACGGAACTGATTTAGTAATCGGCACGACTGTATTTATGCCAAGCAAATAAACTGTTTACGCCGTAGCCAACTACTCAGGGCTATGCTTGTTTCAGATAGATTTATCTAAACACATAGAGAGGCAAGACACAATGGCTCACGGGCTAGAAATTAACAAAGACGGCACTGCTCGTATGGCTTTTGCTGATAGGGAAGTTCCTTGGCACAAATTGGGAATCAGGATGTCGGGGCTCCAGACAGCACCAGAGATGCTCAGAGCTGCGCAGGCTGACTTTGATGTCGTAACTACACGGGTGGCAGTCTGTGATGATTCCGGCGAACCAATGCGCAATCCGGACGGCAAAACAATCCTTATTGATGACAGTCGTGCCACCGTACGGGTGAATCCGGACGGCACCTTTGACGGGCTCTCTACCGTAGGGACTCGCTATGTAGTCCAACAGAACATCGAGTGCCTAGAAAGAGCCTTGGCAGTTGTGGGAGCAAGTAAGGGTGAAGCCATCATAGATACTTGCGGCGTCCTTGATGGTGGGCGAGAGTTCTTCTCATCAATCGATTTGGGGCAACTGATTATCGACCCAACAGGCATCAATGACAAGATAGAGAGATATCTCCTAGTACGAAACGGACATAACGGACGAACTCCAATTACTTTTGCCAATACCAGCGTCAGAGCTGTTTGTAAAAATACAGTTATGGCCGGAATCAAGTCAGCGAACCGGGTCTTCACGGCGCGACACACTCGTAACGCCGACATAGCAATGGAAGAAGCACAAAAAGTCTTAGAGTTCTCTACCGACTGGGCGAAGTCGTTCCGGGAAACAGCAGAGAAACTATTATCAATTCCGGTTGCTCCTCACTCTCAGAATCTCACAAAAGTTCTTAATGGAGTGTTCCCGGCCGCTACGGGTGAAACTGACAGACAAAAGAAAAATAGAGAAAACACTTTGTCTTTGGTTAGAGGTGTTTACGCAAATGATAAAAATGGCGGCGGCTTTGGTTTTAACGGGTGGTCTACATATAACGCCATCGTAGAATATCTCGACCACTTCAGAGATGCTGCTCCAAAAGAACGGGCAATAGCGTCAATGGATAACAACTCATGGGTTACTTTGAGGAAGATTAAAGCTCAAGAAATTATTCTTTCGCTGGCTTGACACTTAGTCTGAGTAAAATATAAGAACAACAAAGGACTAAAGATGGACGAAAATCTCGAACACAATTCAGAGTTTGAAGATGATGAACCCTCTAGAGAAGAACTAGCACTTTGGTTGAGTGAATACATGTCGAACGCCGTAAGCGCCGAGACTATGTATCGCTCCCACCTTTTAGATTTAATTACCAGCCGGGTTTACGAAGAGTTCGGCAAAGATGGCCTTTGTAAGTTAATGTTTGCTATCGACAAAAAAGGTAAATGGATTAGCGACATAATGCTCGAAGACAGCGACTTTGATGAAGTCCTGTTCGCTAACTACGGAATCTATGACGAAGACATAGTTAAAAAAGCACGAGAAACTGACGCCATCATGGAGATGAATAAAAAGATTTGGAGACTCCGCAAAAAGTACTCCAAACTCATAGTTGATGAGGTGATGAACCCGACCCATAAAAGGGCGTAGTCACAACCAGAGCCCCGTTGATGGCTCTGGTTATGACTAGACATCTGTTGTAAGGCACGATAGGATGCAATTGTCTCAAGAAAGGGGATAGAAAAAATGAGCACACAGACAGACATTAAAGCCACAGCAAATTGGGGTGGGAAATTTTCCTATGACCTCAACGCGATATGGCATGAAGATAATTTCGCTTGCGCATCAGAGGAAATCAAAAAACTAATCGTGCAAGCCAATCAAGTTATTTTGAGTCTAGAAAAATTAGACGAGGATAGCGACTTGAATGCCTTCAAGGGCGACTTCGTTGCCCAAATAGAAAAAACAAAAAAAGAGATGAGCGACATCGTTCAATCAGTAGGAAATAATTTTCTAGAGGTCGCTTTGAGAGAAATCGCTAAAAGGGCTCGTGAGCATAAAGCAGAGAGGGGAAAATAAATAATGAGCAATGTAGAAATTAAATCAGAGTGGACTAGCAGAATGGGAATGTTCTCAGTTGAATCAGGCTGGGAGTTAGCCAAAGCACTTAGTGACTTCATTGAGTCTCACCCACCTTATGTGCAGTTCAACACAGACCGATATTTATCAGAGGACAGCGCATATCAAGCCTTTCTCAGATTCGCAATCAAGGCAAACTCAGAGTTTGACCGAGAGGGCAAAATGAGCGAAATTCAGGACAGCGATGTGAGAGACAATATCTTGGGCTTGCTAGAAGATTCAGATAGAACTAAATCATTCGTAAAGTTCGTAAAGAAATTTCGAGTCACGCAATGACCGAAAAAAATCTGAACGAGATTGATGAGTGGTGGGTCGGCTTTCTCGCCGACCAGACCGAACTAGCGAGAGCGCACGCAGAAAGAATGTTCAGACGCAACGCTGACAAAAAAGAAATTTTCATGAGTGCTTTTCACTGGGCAATGGTTAACGCACGACCAGAAATCTGGGCAAGGCTCACGAGCAAGACCGACCAAACGACGACGGTCTGACGGGCTAAGTGAGTTTGGTATGTTAAACCGTTAACATACCGAGCGTCGGTCTTGACCATAAAAATTTTTCTACGGAGGTCTTACATACCTTTGACATACCGATGACATACCTCAAAATAAGCCCCGACTTGAGATTTTGTGACTAGACATCTGTTGTAGGGGCAGGGTATGCTGGGATTGTCTCAAGAAAGGGGATAGAAATGAAACAAATTATTCAGTTCCACGATGGGCAGATGATTCGTCAGCGGGTTGTCGCCGATAGTCATGCGGTTACACTAATCATGCGCGACCTGCGTAACGCAGGGATTGACATGGCGACTGTCATCGTGACCAATCGTCACGCAGAGAATTACCCAATCGGGTATTTGCACTACGAGTACCCACTCGTAGGCAACAAAGTCACTGGAATCTTTAGTGAGTGATTCCAGAGAAAGGGGATAACAAATGATTTACTTTTGCATCATCGTCTTGGCGGTTTTTATAATTTCTGTCATCAGAAAACGATTGGCGATTAAGTCAAGCAAAAAAAGACACCCGACTGCTCGCAAAATCTAAAGTCGGGGCTTAGACTGGACATATGTCTCAATATCATTGCTGTATCTGTGGGCTACCAATAACGCCTGACCACAATATTAGTCGTCGGTTAGCCGTAGTTTGGCTAAAAGGGAAGAGCAATGTCATAGATAGTGTTGAAGATGAACTCTATAAATATCGGCATGAGTTTTGTGAGCCAAAAGAAATAGAATTCATACAGCCAGCATTATTCTAAAAAAGGACGGACATGACGATTACTAAACTAAGAAAACAAATCAACGATTTTTTTATAGAGCGAGACGAAGATGTTTTGCTTATGGACGGGTTTGATGAAGCCTTCATTGGCTACTCTCAACGCATCAATGAACCTGTGCTTGCTGTCTACTCTTGGGAGAAAATGGTTGATGTTTGTATCAAAAGAGACGGCATGACCTATGACGAAGCGACTGAATATATTGAATACAACTGCATTGGGGCTTGGGTAGGTGAAAGAACACCGGTTATAGTTATGCCATTTGAAAACTAGACATTTGTTGTATAGGGTGCTAGGCTGGTATCAAGATGAACAAGAAAGTAAAGCCGTAGCCAGTGAGCGCTACGAAACTGACTGGAAAGCATGAACATAGAGACAGGTCGTCGTGTAATTGGCGAAGTCGCTGTGCGTAGTGCTCGGGGACGCCCGAATCGTCTGCTGATTTAGTATTTTAAATAAAATTATTTAAGTCGAATATAATTTAAGTATCTCTAGAAAGGGGATAGTAAATGATTAAGTATCCGGAAATAGAAGTACAACTCACGGGCAACGATGGCAATGCTTATGCAATTATGGGCGCTGTCAGACGAGCGCTGAAGCGAGCAAGAGTGTCGGCAGATGAAATTGACGAATATGTCAAGCAATCCATGTCCGGCGACTACGACAATTTGCTACGGGTAGCAATGTCGTGGGTTACAGTTCTTTAATGAATAGTCCGGCAAGAAAATGTGTTTCGCTTACGAGCGCCAATACATTATGTAAGCGCAGGGCAATACGCCTTAGCGCTTACTGTAGTGTTCACTCACTGCCTCACAAAAGAAAACAAAACCTATGACAATTTCTGAAAAAGTTTGGACAAAAGGCGACACCGTTTCTATTCCGGTATCGTTCGGCATTTTTGTTAAAGGGTCGAGCAAACGCCACACAACCGGATTTGTTGAAGCAATTTTTTTAGATTACACACCGGAAGGTTTAGCCAATATCAAATTGGGTGCAGATGTTTTTACAGTGAGCAAAGGTCAATTAACTTAATCCGTCAATAGCCCCGTTTGGCGATTAGACATCTGTTGTAAGGGTCGGCTAGTATTGGGGTATCTCAAGAAAGGGGATACATAATGAATGAAGCACCAACATCTGATGTACTTATCAGCAAAATCCAAGAGTTGGATAAAGTTCAGACACAAGTTGTCAAAGGAATTATCACAATTCGCGAAGCACTTAATCAGCGAGTATCAATCATGACTGAGGCTCAGCAGATTCTCCGAGAAATGGTTAAGTACGACCTGGGCGAATAAAAACGCTCGGCAAATTAAAAAACCACAACCCAAATTAAAATTAGAAAGTAGTTGGGCGGGGCTATCCCCGCAATACCAACTAGACATCTGCTGTAAGGGTGGGATATAATTTATTTAGCCAACTGAAAGGGGCAACTAATGGAACTCATCAAAACTGACAAAGCGACCAAGTCAGCATTTACCAAAAAGGGATTCAATGGAGACGCTATTGAATATACTTGTGGCGACTGGCGAATCTATAAGTCGGAAGTTTCTCGTTTAGATTTGAAAAATATAAATGTCGTAAAAACTAATGAAGTTTTTTGGACTGCCAGTAGAGAGCGTGGTTATAGAAAAGACGGTTATACCCGTAACGCTAGTTTAGGTTCGTCCTCGCTGGAAAAACTTCACCAACTAATTATTGATGACGCTAACGCCGAGCCTGAAAAAATCGCCAGATATTTAGAGCGTGAAAAAATCCGTAAACAAAAGATAAGGGGCTAAACATATGAACAAAGCAATCAGAATCACAGCAGAGAACGAAACAATTATTTTTGAACTCAAGGAAGATTCACTAGAACAACTACAGCACGCAGTCGGTGGCTATATTCAAGCCATAGACCTAAGCGATGAACTCACGTTATGGTGTAACGAGGAAGGCAAAATTATGAACTTGCCTCACAACTCTCGCGCTCAGAAATTGTGGGATAAAGTTTTTGGCGCTGGCACTGACTACATTGTCGGCGACATCGTGCTTACGGGTGGCGCTAACGAGGACGGCGAAACACTCGGACTGACAGACGCTCAAATCACTGACTTCTTGGTTGCTATTTAGCGACCAAGAAATCTAATATCAACTGCGATGAAGACACATCTGGAGCCCCGACATCGCCTTCTACCGAAGCATTAACTACGGTTCTCTTTTTCTCAATAAGTCTGTAGATTTTCTCGTCTATTGTGCCGGCAGTAAGCATGTATGTGGCTGTGACTGAGCCTTGTTGCCCGATTCTATGTAGGCGGCTATAGGTCTGGTCCACGTCTGCCGGAGTCCACGGCAACTCGACAAACAAACAGTCCTGAGAGACAGTTAATGTATGGCCGGTCTTGGCGGCCTGAATAGATAAAACCATCACCGGCGCTTCCTCTACGGACAACGTCATAAACTTCTTTTTCTGCACCTCTACTTCGTCAACCGACATTCCACCCTGTATGCGTAAGTTTCCATACTTCTTGGCGAGTTCGTCAACAATGTCTCTATGGTGAGCAGCAATAACCACTTTCTTGCCTTCTGCGATATGCGCTTCAACCCACTCGTGAACTGCCGGCATTTTGGCTTTAGCTGACAGCCTACGTAGAACAGACAACTTGACTAGATGTTCATTACTTTCAGCCCGTAGCTTGGCTGCTACGGCTTTTGAGTACGGGTTCTCGCCTAATTCGATAGCAATCGCTTTGGCCCTGTCAGTTATGTATTGAATGATGTCTTCTTCTGCTTTATTGTATTCAATCATTCCACTTGCCGTGCCTTCGACAATGACTCGACTGTGAACCACGGGTGGCAGTTCTGATAACACTTGGTCTTTTGTTCTCCGGATATAGCAAGTTCCTCGCAGCCGGTCATTTAATTCATCAAGATGCGAATGACCGCTAATGTTCCATTGACCAAACCTGTCTTGGAATGCCGAACAATACCTTCTATAGAAACCCCACAAGCCACCAAACTCTTTCAGTTTTCCGATTATGTCTAATTGACTTGCGTATTCTGCCGGCCTATTCGTTACGGGTGTTCCGGTAAGACATAAAACAATTCCATGTTTGGGTGCGCTTTTAGCCATCTTAATAGCCGACTTAGTTCGTTGCGCCGATGGTGACTTACAGTAATGAGATTCGTCAAACACGTAAGAGCTGTGCGCCAATAACTGTTTTTCCCAATGAGAGATATTTGAGTAGCCAATAACGAGAACATCGTATGTTTCTCTATCGGGGAGCTCTCTTCGGTTAGTTACTACGGACACCCTTCTGTGGGGCAGCCATCTATTCCATTCTGACTTCCAGTTAAGAATGAGCGTCGGAGGGCAAACAACTACCGCCGGATACACCTCACTACTTTTTGAAGAGTGTTCAAGTGCCGCTATTGCTTGTATGGTTTTCCCCAAACCCATCTCATCTGCGATAAAAGTTCGTTTTGCTTTTACGGCGTACTGAACTCCGGCTCTTTGATATGGCAGCAAATTACCTTGGAGCCCTTCGACCTCAATATCTGCGTCTACCGAACGAGATGCGGATATCAAGCGATTAAGGGCATCTTCGGCTGACCTAGCTACTTCCTTGATTGATGAATCCACCGGTAAGGCGAACTGTTCGGCCCATTCAATGGCGCTGCTAGCAGATGCCACGGGTACCTTCCACGCTTTTTCTTTAGTGTCCCAAGTTACTTGCGGCAATTTCTTCACCGCATTTATCATTACTCTTTCGTAGGGAAACTTCATAAAAATCCAATTGTCACTTAAGTAAACATTGCGTACGGGTGTTTGACGGGTAACCGTAAAGCGCATTAATTCATTGGTAATTTCAAAGCCATTATCAATAGCGAACTCACGGGCCTCAACAATTGACGTGAGCGGCACTTTCCAGAGCTTCTCAAGTTTGTCCCACTTCGCTCCGTTAATAACCTTTATCGCCGCTACTTTGGCCGCATCATAAGGAAAATCGAAAACAAGACAATCATTTGATAGGTACATTTTCACAATCTAGATAGTAGTCGCTATACTCTTTATATATGGGCATATCTCCAATGGAAAAAGACTTCATTCAAACAATGGATGAAATGGCCGAAGAAATTAAAGTTCTTCAAAAACAAATTCAAAATTTGACATACAGATTAAACATAATCGAAACCAAAACCGAACTACCATCTGTAGCCGCAATCGAATATAACGACAAAGTAAAATCCTTAGGTAGTGATTTAAGAAA